TGATAATGGCAGTTTTGCCTGAATCACTGGTTCCCACAATATAATTGACCCCTGGCGTAAACTCTAACGAGGTGCTCTTATGAGATTGAAAGTTTTTAAGCTGTACTCTACGTATCATTTTGTCCTCCTTATTGTGGTAGGTAATAAGACGTGTTTGGCAAGGTGTAATAAATGCAAGGCATCCGCCTCATTATCATCATCACCAATATATCCATACTTTTCTCGAGCAGCCTCAATCATGGCGGGTTTTCCACAATTGCCTTTACCAGTGGCGAACTTCTTAATCTCACCAGCAGAAAAAGCCTTGTATTCCAAACCCCTTTGTTCGGCTACACTTTCAATTACCCCAATCACTTTAGATTGAGTTATAATTGCCCGTGTATTCCTGCCGGCAGGTCTTTCATACACAACCATTTTGATACTTGGGTAGGCATCTAACACTTCTGTATAATGCTTTTTAAAACGGATTAATTTCATCCCCCAAGTTTCATCCGAACGGGTACGTAAATTCCACGTCCCATAGATATCCTTACTCAAAGCCCATCCCGACAAAGTAGCCGGGTCAATTGCAAGTATCTTGTACATACATTAGTTTTTATCAAAGTTAAATAAATTAAACAAATTTGACACACCCTCTAACTCAGCCTCAAACTTTTGCATTTGTTGTTTTGTAGGATGTTCTCCATACCTTTTAATCAACACCAATTTGCGAAGTAATATGGCTGCATAGAAATAAAATGCTTCAAGATTTTCCTTACTTTTCTCAGCCTTATAAACAATTGACGCAGTATTAATTAAACGCACCAAAAACTCAGTTGATGAGGACATCACCAATTCTGAGAAAAGTTTCTCTTTATTCCCGTCTTCTTTTTTTCCTTCCACTTTCAAATTTCTTTTCAATTTCTTGCCACAATTCAATAACTTCTTCCTTCAACTCCTTTTCTAACCCTTTATGCTCAACTATCCGAATAGCTTTATCCAGACTATTGGAAAGATTTTCACCATTCAAAGTATACCAGGCACCACCTTTATACTTTTTAATGAATTTCAGATTTTCCCGAATATCATCAATTCCATAATCAAAAATAATGCTTACATCCGCTTCACGATATGGAGCATCCACCGAGTTTTTATGGACAATTACCTGTGATGTCACACCAATTATTTTCTTTACATCCTTACCGGCAATTTTAACCACCTTTTTGATTTTCTCCTTCAAACTTATACGCAGACGAACAGAGGAATAAAAACCAAGAGCCTCCCCACCAGGTGATATGTACTTCTGTCCCCATTGTCCGGCATCCGCATTAACACGAACCTGGTTGGAGGCTACTAACAAATAATTTTTCTTGGTTAAAATTCGAGCTGTTTTTCGCAACTCTTCTGAAAACTCCTTTGCCCGACGCATTCCCATCTTATCCCCCGAATCATTGGACATTTCCAAATTAGTAGATAAAGCAGCTAATGAATCAGCAACAATCACGTTTAAAGAACTATCAGAACCCGGTTCCCATTTACGTATAGAATTAAAGACTTCCGGAATAGTATCTGGAGTCTCATACTGCATTGAACTAGTATCCAGGTCAAACATTGTTGCAAACTGTTTATTCAAACGGGCTTCAGGGTCATGAAAATAAACAGAACCACCTCTACGTTGGACATCTCCGGCTATTTCACATAATAAAACAGTTTTTCCAACTCCGGAAGGCCCAAAGATTTCTACTAATATACCACCAGGTAAACCCCCTTCCCGTACTACACCTCCTGATATTGCTAAATCTAGAAGTGTAGACCCAGTTGATACCATTTGGTCAATATTTCCTTCAAACACGTCCTTTTCTGACTCCTTCAATCCTTTCATTACATTTCTTTGAATCTTTACTGCCAATGTTGTTTTGGTACGCCTCATATCCGCAAACGTTTAACAATTTCATTGATATCTTTTTCGACCAAACCACACCCAGCCAATTCAGAACGGGTCTCAAGAATAAATGCACTGAATAGTTCAGATAACTCTTTATTACTCTTCCCCATATATGACTGCATTTTCAAACGCTCCCAGGCTACTTGATATCTTTGCCGCAGTCTTGTTCGTGAATCGGCAATCCGGTTTAATTGTTCGAAATACTCGTTAAGAGCATTCCGAACAACTGAAGAACGAGATATATCTAGGGCCTTTGCAAATAATGCAACTTTACCCCACAATTTCAAAGATACTTGTACCCCGATTGTTTTCTTGTCCTTTATTTTAACTTCATTTTCCATGTTTACCCTTCTTTAACATCTAAACAATTATCCCATAAATCACAGGTATCACAATCCTCAAACTCGTCTGTATCCACTCCGAATTTATGGCCATAAGGACAGGTTTCCCCTTCCTCCTCTTCCTCCTCTTTCTTGGCTTTTTTGCGCCGCAAGACTTTGCCTTTTGGTTTCTTAGGTTCTTCCGGTTCTTCCGATTCTTCCTCTTCCAGTTCTTCCGGTTCTTCCGGTTCAGGAGCCTTTTTTACTGTTTTCTTTTTACGACGCAAAACTTTACGTTCTGGTTTCTTAGGTTCCTCCTCTTCTGGTTCTTCTTCACCATTCTCAACAACATCCCCGTCATCCAACTCAAAGAACAATTTCTCCATTGCCTCATAAGACATTTCTTGCAACATGGCATCCAAATCTGGTACTTTATCCAGGATACTTTCATCATAGGCTTCTTCCCTTTCAATGAAATCAATTCGAGTTGCCTTTGCAAAGGGTTTGGAGCCCCCAAACGTATTACTGTCAAAACGAATTTTCAACGTAAAACCTTCTTCCAAATCTGGAAAAATACCCATATCAGGGTCTTCATTCAATTCATCATCCAAAAGCGACTGGAAAAGGTAATGGGACATATCCCAAACATGAACCTCTTCCTCAAAATCTTTATCCTTCAAAGGGATAACAGCATACAATACCCTTGATGACGGTCTCAAATCATCTGTAGCCTCTTTCTCTGCCCCTTCTTTAATCAATTTAGCCCGATATTCACAAATAGGACATTTCTTACCAAAACTGGATAAACAAACAACCGACGTATTATTCGGACCAACATTTCGGTGTACTTTGAAAGGTCTACGATACCAATACGTACCAGGAATGGCAATTTCCAATGAGTCATCCCGGTCTGGATGATTTTTTGACGATACTTTATACTGCAAAAAATCCAACCAAGCCCGACCACCAGGTTTAGGTGAAAATACTTGAACACCTTTCGGAAGTGTTAGATACCCAAAACTGTTAGTTGCTTGTTTTGCCTTTTTTGCAGCAGAAGCTACTTTGTCCCTAAAACTAATTTTTTTCTTTGCCATTTTGTTTCTTTTTTAAGTTAATAAATTTATTTGTTTTTTGTTCTTTTTATCCGAGCCGCAACCGCCTCTTTACTTTGTTTCTCTTTTTGTGCCTTTTCCCAGCTCCTGTTAATATCATTTGGAACCTGAGGACCTGCAAAATATTGTTGCCCAAATAAACGGACTAAATTCTCCAACGCCGATTTACGATGTTCCATGGCATTAACAGCAGCTTGGGCAATGTTTAATTCATACCGGGTATCCACCAATCTTGAATTTGCATCAATGTATTCAGACTGCTCAATTATGGCATTTCCAACTACCGATTCTGTCAATCTTACATTAATCCCAAAATCTGCAGGATTTTCACGAATCTTTTTATCCAATTGAGCTCTTATCAAATCCAGTTCCTGTTTTTGCAGCTCAACTTGTTTTTTCCAATACGCTAAATTTTTGGCATAAACATAAACCAAACGTGGCTGATTTAACCATTCCAAATCTAAGGAATCCTGGTCAATCCAGATGTCATTTTCATAATCTAAATTCATTTTTCACACCTTTCTTTTCTCGTTAATACTGAGTTTTGCCTTTCCACCAAATTATAACTGTTTTGCCGTCCTCTTGCATTACACTTTTTACATTGAAAAATTCGTACTTTTTGACCATGTATATCAATGACATCATGTACCTTTTTCCAAGTATGTATTCCACCCACTTTCTTATCAATTATCATTGTTTCACTATTGTATAAGCGGCTAAAACTAATCTGGCAAAACCGCCTGAATAAAAATAATCACTAAACTCATCAATTACAACAGCTGCCCGGTCATTTTTTGAATTCAATAATACTGCCTGGGCATAGCCTAAAACATGCCTCCGAATATTTTCAGGGTCTTCCTTTTTCAAACCTTTCAAAATCCTAGATATCTTCTTCCAAGGAGACCCATCAATCAAAGCCCTACACAACTCAATTGACTGTGATTGCTGTTCCGCAGTTTGTTTGGCAATTTCTAACCGCTCTTCATCCGGAACATTTAACACTTTTTCAAGTATCTGTAAAGCATTACGTGGATGCCCTAAACTATCTTGAATTATCTGTTCATATACTACTTTCTGCAAACGCTCATTTTC